ATAACATACTTGCTCCTCCTGCTAATCCTAACTGAGTTAAAAAAGTAAACTGCTCTGGACTAATCCTATCGCCTAACTTCTTAATCTCACAAGCTACAAACTGACCATGTTTCTTATCATAACCGATTATATCTGGAACTCCTTTCCTCCCAATAAACGCCCTACCTTTTACAGCAAGGTTATTATTTCTCCATACTTCCATCCCTCTTTGTCCTAAATAGTCAATCATCATTTTGGTCAGCTCAGAAGCTGTTTTGTATGTTGCCATAAACCAAAGTTACAATATATTTATATATATTATACATAACGAATCATCTCATCGATTGGAACTTGCACATATTTGACGTTTCCTTCTACCTTAGTATTGTTCACTCTAAAGTACCTACGAGCCTTTTTTCTAAGCATTTCTGACCTCATAAAGTATATCCTATCCCTCAAATCAAAGTTAATAGCAAAGAACTCTACATTTTTATCAGCTATGCCAGAAGGCTGATTGTCTCTCTCGTATTCTAACCACATAAAGCCATCTAACAATGCTGTAGGCATCTGTATTACTAAAATCTTAGTGTTCTTAGCAAACAACTTAATAGCTTGATAAGTACCATCAGCATTACGAGCCTCTTCTATCTCGAACTTACGTCTGTTCCTATAACCATTATGCTTACCCATTAGAATAATCTATAAATGTCATTGTTTCTGGCAAGAATCTAAGCGGCAAGTTTTTTGTTGTGCCATGTCTGTTCTTCTCAACCTTACAGATAACTAAATCGTTGGTGCCATATTCTGTACCACCAATTTCTATTGGGTTAGTCATTTCATAGTAATTAGGCCTCATTAGCATAATAACTGCATCAGCATCTTGCTCAATAGAACCAGATTCTCTTAGGTCAGATAGTTGTGGCATCTTATCTCCTCGTTCCTCTACTCTACGAGATAATTGAGATAGGGCGATAATGGGTACTTGCAACTCTTTTGCTAAGGATTTAAGGCTTCTGCTTATTAAACTCACCTCCTGCTCTCGGTTTTGGTTGTTTTTGCCTTGTCCACTCATAAGCTGTAAGTAGTCTATAAAGATTACTTTAATGCCGTACTTCTGCTTCATAATGGTTGCCTTTGCTCTAAGTTGCGAAATACTAATACCGCCCATATCTTCAATATGTAGAGGGGAAAGTAATATCTTATCATCAGTTTTTAGTAGTATCTTTCTTTCAGCGTCATTCAAATTATTCATTCTAAGGCGTTTTAACGGTATCTCACTCGTTATTGACTCTAACCTTTCAACTAACTGCTCGGAGCTCATTTCGAGGCTAAAAATGGCCGTAGGAATCTTATTTAGGATACATAGGTGGTAAATACTTGAAAGCATGAAAGCTGTCTTACCCATACCTGGTCTTGCAGCAATCACTACAAAGTCTGGTCGGCACCATCCAGCTAAGGTATTATTAAGCTCACTAAATCCAGTATCATAACCTAATAATTCTCCGCTTTGTGCCTTGTCTCTTGAGTAGTTTAACGATAAAATGACATCTGTTATTGTCTTTTCATGGATATTACCATACTCTTGTAAAGCTATAAGTTTACCGTTGACCATGCTGAGTAAATCTATTGCTTGACTATCGTTGTCTAAGCATTCATATTCGCTTTGTTTAAACAGCATAAATGCTTCTCGTTTCTTGTAAATCTCAATAAGCATCTCAATATGGCTATTGACATTGTGTGCTCCAGTGACATTATCAGTTAACTTTGATAGGTAAAATGCACCACCCAATTCTTTATACGCCTCATCATCTTTAAGTTTTTGGTTTAGGGTGGTAATATCTACATAAACGCCATCATCATACATCTTTTTTACTATGTCAAAGATTTTTTGGTGGCCTAAATCGTAGAATACTTCTGTTTTAAGGTGTCCAACAGCTAATGGCAAGGTTCTTTTATCCATCAATATTGCACCAAGTATGCTTTTTTCTAACTCTCTGCTCTGTGGTAGTGTTACTAATTCCATTATTTAAGGCTGATTTTAGTTGTTTGTTGTGTAGTAGGTGTAAACTGATTGCTATTTCTCTTCCATGTTCTTACTGCTGCTTTCCAATCCTTCATAGGATTTTTACCTATTAACCATCCTCTTGCTTCGTAATGGTCTATAAATTGTGAGCCATCTAAAGTAAATCCAATTTCCTTAGAATATTCATTTATTTGTTCAGCCGTAGGCCTTATAAATGTATTCTTATTGTTAGTATTATTGTTAGGTAAAGTTTTTTTACCAGTTTCGGTAAAGTTTTTTGACCGTTCAAGTAAAGTTTCTTTACCATCGGTAAACTTTTTATAGTCGTTTAAATACTCTAAAAACAATACTGAAACTTTAAGGTGTTTAGTGGCTGGATTTTTGACTATAAGTTCTTTCTCTACCAACTTAGTGATTATGTTAAGAACAGCTTGTTTTGATAGGTCTAAATCGTTAGCCATGGTATCTTTAGACATATAGCACCAATGCGATTCATTATTCTGCATACGCATAATCGTATCTAATACGCAGTAATCGTTACAAGACAAGCTAAAGTGCTTTCTTATAGGATGAATTATTGTTGTGTAAAATTGTGACATATTATTTATCTCTATTTTTTAAATCATTATTTAATAGATTCATAAAATGTTTATTATAGGCAATATGGAATTTTTCAATAGGTATTCGTATTGGGCCATATTCGCCTTCACTACAATCAAATTCTATATAATTATCTACTAATGCTATCCAGGCACTGCTACAATTTCTTGCTTCTAATTCATCAATCATTGTGATTACTTGTTCTTTCATAGGTTATTTTTTAATACGAAACACTACTAATCGATTTTGATAGGTAAATCTTTTCTTTTGTAGTGGGTTAAGTGCTTCTCGAATTGCTTGTGCGTTAATGTTGGTCTTTCTGTTAGCTGCTGCTATTGATATAAACTGTTCTTCTTCTTTGTTATCAAGGTAAATCATTCTAACCTTAATAGAGTTCTCGAATCCTCTTGGTTCCAAATCTAATCCCATTAATGATGCGTTTTAGTTCGTAAATAAGGTTTGCTGTAAATAGTATCGTAAATGCTAAGGGTAATGAAATTAGTATAAACTTTACTAACTCATAGATAAATATTAGTGTTTTATACATAATTAATCTTTTGTGTCTAATTTGTTATAAATGGCGTATGTCATAAATAATATTGCTTCTAAAGTTTCGCCTTTAATAACGAAATAAAGAGAAACAGTAGCACAAGTTATTGATGTTATAAAAGCAAATGTTTTCATAGATAAAGTTTAAATAACCACCCCAAGTTCCCTAATTACTATTTATTGTTATAAAATATTTAATATCTTGAGGTGGTATAAGTTTACTATTTGCCTTTAGGCGTTATAGGTGTTGTAGGTTTTTTGATGTCTTTATTAAGCCAGGTCAATAAAGTATCTGCTCTTTCAAACAAATTACTATCCATACCTTGACTTAAAGCTACCCATAGAGCAAACTGCTCATTGTTCATTGTTGGTTGGTTCATATTATTTCTTTAATGAGATTTTAAATGTAGTTGTGCTATACTTAGGAGCTGGATAAATCATCTCTCCAGTCTCTGGGTCAACCAATGGGTCTTTAATAGTTTTAAGTAATGACTCTCTTTCTTTCTGCTTAAACTTAATAGCTTCTAATTCTTGGTTCATTTTAAGCCAAGTATAGTCACCATCATAAGCATACTTTACTCCAGATTCAAACTTACTAACTTCTGCACCTAAGACCTCTGCTTTGCCTTGTGGATGCGTTGTAAGTATATCTACCACATCTTCCTTTAAATCGGCTCTAATGCCATCTAAAAGCTGAATAATAGCCTCTGCTTTAACAAGCATCTCAAGTGGATTGTCTCCAGTCTCTCTAAAATGCTGTACGATAGTTTGTTTTAGCAACTCAATGCTAAACTTTGATGGTTCGATAGAACTAAGTTCTACTTTTGGTAATAATTCTAAACTCATAGTTTTATTTTTTGGTTAGGTTTTCTTTTTTCATAGACAATAGTTTCTTCAATGTTTCATCAGAATCAAACCAATGCTTATGTGTAAAATAAATATCAGTTAATTGTTTAACCTTAGTACAGTTTGCAATTTCCAACATTAACTCTTCTTTAAATATTGGGTCTTGTTCTTCTTCTACTATTTCTGCTACAACTTCTTGTACTGTTTGCGTAGGTTTTTTAGGTGTCTCTACTGCAAAGTCCATTTCCTCTGCTGGTGTAGCTTCAAATCCTGCAGCTTTCATCAACCATGCAAGTAAGTTACGATACGCCTTACCGATTGCTCTTGTCTGTGCCATTGATAAGATTGCATACTCATCAAATCTTTTTTTGCTATGCTCAAAGTTGCTACAGATTGCTACTCCAGTAGCTACTAACTGACCAGTATTAATATTTCGTACTTCGCATTTAGCCATGTACTTTATTTCTACTTGACCAGGTTCTGTGCCTCTTCGAGTTAAGTCCGTAGTTTCTGTGATAATCGGCATTAACCCTAAAGAAGCTCCAGCGAATTGCCAACCTTCAACATTAACAAATTGCTTCCCTTGAATGTTGCTTGACAATCCTTTTTCTTTGATAAGTTTCGCTAAATCTTTAGATAAGTTTAGCATTGAATCCGAGTTGATTAAATCAAACCTCGGTTGATTAGTTAGTTCTGTGCTCATAATTTAGTTTTTTGGTTGTGTTAATTGATTGGTTAAAATAGGATGCTTCTACTATTGGATTGTGTTCCCAATAGTTTACTAATCTGCTGATTAGGTTGTAAGACTCTTGGCTGTAGTTAATCTCATGTAGAATCTTAGCTACAAATAGCTTTTTGTCTTGTTCTGAAAGTTGGTGAAATGTAGAATACATAGTGTTTGTTTTTATTTGTCTGAATATAATTTAGGTACCTTAATCTTCTTTCTTACTTCTTGATATTTCTCCATGTAATAT